ATGATGGATTCTTACTCCAAAATGTGCGTATTGCCTCCGCAGATTATGCGGATTGCTTCCGTAGAATGTGCGCATTGCCTCCGCAAGATGTGCGGATTGCTTCCACAGATTGTGCCGATTGCTTCCGCACATTATTTTGTTTCAGCAGAAATTGCACACAATAGCAAATTTACATTATAACTGCAATACGGACAGGCATTTATGATTGCACACTTACAAAGCCTGTCTTTCAGTCAAAGACGCTCGCCGAAAATTCTGCGCGATTCTACGGGCTTCATCTAAAATCAATGTGAAAGCAAATCAACGCTTCCGCTTTACACGGCGAAAAACGCCTGCGATGAGTTGGTTGCCGTTGATGCGGCCTTGCGCCGCGCTGACAGGAAATGTCGCTGCTGCAAAGAAATGACGCAAATGTGAGGTTTTGCGCAAAATTATGCGGCGTGAATTTTGAGAACAAGGAGATTTGCCTTAATTTTGCATCAAAATGCGGACAGTTTGATGAAACGGTATATCATATTATGTGCAATGGCGTTGGTGGGCCTTGTCGCGAACGCCCAATTAAAGTGGAACTCACAATATCAAGCCTACATAAACCAATATAAGGACTTGGCAATCTCGCAGATGCTAAGGTACAACATTCCCGCGAGCATAACGCTGGCGCAAGGGCTGCTTGAGAGTGGGGCGGGGATGAGCGAGCTGACGCTGAAGGGCAACAACCACTTTGGAATAAAGTGCCACGATTGGCTCGGGGCGACCACATACCACGATGACGATGAGCGCAACGAGTGCTTCCGCGCGTATAAAGACGCATACGAGAGCTATGAAGACCACAGCAAGTTCTTGACCCGTCAGCAACGCTACCGACAGCTGTTCGCGCTGAAGCGCACGGATTATAAGGGTTGGGCTTATGGCCTGAAAAGATGCGGCTACGCCACAAACCCCAAGTACGCCCAAAGCCTTATCGGCATCATAGAGCTGTACAAGCTGTATGCGTATGACACGGCGACGAAATATGACAAGTTCATGGTGCATCGCTCTGAAGTAAACAATTATGTTTCTGGCGTAAAACAGCACACCATACACACTTACAACAAGAACTACTATGTGAAAGCGAGGAAAGGAGACACGTTCAAGTCGCTGGCGAAGGAGCTTGGCATATCATACCGAAAACTCGCAAAGTATAACGAGCGCAACAAGAAAGACGCGCTCGTTGAAGGCGAAGTCATATACCTGAAGAAAAAGCGAAGCAAAGCCGACAAGGCGTACAAGAACCGTCCGCACCGTGTGAAGGCAGGCGAAAGCATGTACTCAATAGCGCAATACTACGGCATGAGGTTGTCAAGTTTGTATAAGATGAACGGCTTAAGCCCTGACTATTCAATCAAAGTCGGCGATCTGTTAAAGGTTCGATGATATGATTTTTAAAAGGTAGTGTCACTTTGCTATAATTAGGACGAGAAGAGGTAGTTTGCGGACAGAGTAGAAACCGCAAACCCATTCGGGCAAAGTGATGTGATTTCAAATAATAGGTTATAGCAGAAATTGGAAAAGTAAGTACGGTGGTGTTCGTGCCTCACACCGTCAAGACATTTAACCGCTACGCTGATGTCTTGCCACGCCGAACTACTCGGCGCGCTTGTCGCATATCATTTTTTCGCAAGCTCAAAATGATGAATACCGAGATAAACATAAAAGGCAGTCTAATTAAAGACTGCCTAATAATTAGGAAAGAACACCTAAACAAACCGTTAATACATACATAATTAATCCAAAAATAGAAAAAATTATTAGTATGTAACGAATAGTTTTTAATAATTTATCTGATTCACTCATACATATACATAACGATAAAACAAAGAAATTATTATCTAAAACCCTTTATAATAGTAGGACGAGACGGCGAAGTACGACCTGAATATGAAACCGAACCGCCTAAAGCCTTACCAATATAACCAAACGGATTCCAATAATCAGCACCCATTTGACGACTTTGTAAACCAAACATAACATTAGACTGGCGATTTGTTTGATTTATACCAAGAGCAGTCCATTTATTAGCACGATTGTTCCAAAATGCATCATTAATGACATAATTTTGAACTTTCTTCTTAGTATCATTATCAATCCTTATACCATTAGTCTCTTCCTGCGCCTTGATAGCGTTAGCGACAAAATTTTTAGCAGCAGCATACGAACAATAGCCCGAAGCATAAAGATTAGAGGCAGTAGCACCAGCAACAGCAAGCTCCGCCAAACTCTTATCATCAAAATACTGGAGTTCTTTCCACTGCAATTGAGCTTTCAACTGCTCATTAACAACCTGCCCTTGCATAAGGTTTCCCATCAAACGTGTATTTTCAGCTTCATAACGAGCTTGATTAACGACTGAATTATACATACCAAACTTAGTAAGATAATCCATACGAGCAACATCCTCCTGCTGTTCGGCCAAAGCTCGTTGGGAATCTTTCCAATTCATATCATTAATTATCTGCTTAGCCTTATATTGATTTTCAATTCTCACCTGTTCTGTAAGCTGTTTATAATAATCAGAAGTACTTTGAACCTGGTCACGCTCATTTTTCCAATCCATAAAATGAGATATAGCATTACCAATAGAATTAAACGTAGAACTCCAATCATAAGGATGTACCTGAACAGGCGTAGCAGTAGAAGGATTAACACCAAGAGCAGACGGAGATGACGCACCTTGAATAGACTGGGAAGTGGCAGTACCAGCAGAACCGCCATTCATCATCATATAAGGATTAAGACCAGCGGCCTCAAGCCTTTGACGCTGGGCAATTGCAGAATTATACTGCTGTGTTGCAAGGCGTTCACCTGTATTATACTCTTGAGCAGCTAAACGCTCTTTAGTATTATAAGATTGCTCCTGGTCTAATGCGCTTTGATTATAATCTAATTGTTCTTGCAGCATACGCTCATTATACTCATTGTTCATTTGCGCAATTTTTAAATTAGTCTTATTAGAACTTGATTGTGTTGAAGAACCAATAAGACCACCTATAATAGACGAACCAAGACCGATAGCCGCACCCAACCAACTATTAGGAGTTGACGGAGAATACGCAATAATATCAACAGGACGATTTAATATTTTATAATCTATCATAAACTTAAATTTAAAAGGCCGCACGCAACACAGCTGCGTCACGCACGGCCAACCAACCAACAAATATATAACAGAAAATTAACTATTCAGAGGGTTGCGAACCATCAGCAGAAGACACAGCGGCCGTTGCAGCTGACGCATCCTGTTCCGTAACTTCTTCAGAGTTCTCATTTTCAGCTTGTATCTTAGCAAGAATATCCTTAGCGTTTGCGTTGAGATATTCAGACCAAGCAAGCAGTTCAGAGGGCTTTTGGATGTAACGTGACTTGCATATTTGCAACAATTGCTCATCAGTACACTTACTGCGAAGTTCAGAAAGATTATCACTTTTAGGCGCAAGGGCTTCAATCCATTTATTTAAGGTGTCAGCTCCAAGAGTCCGTAACAAACGCTGCTGACTGAAAAGCAAAGTAACATCATTATTACGAGTATAGGCCTTTTGCTTATTCTCATCACCAACTTCTATAGTCTCATTATACATATCCTCTACAATAGAGGGCTGATAAAACTCGGTATGAATTAAATCACATTCATGATTTAAAACAACACCTAAATCACTTAATTTTTTACGTATCATACTTAAAACTTAATAAGGTAAACCATCATAATCCAAATTGCGAACTGCCTTACAATCAAAATAAGAATTCACAAGAAACTCATCAGTACTTGTATCTTCAGTAGCGTTAACGGCAAAAATTGTATCTACAATATTTGGATTGACCTTAAAAAACCAATAATCCAAAGCATATGAGGGCAAATCTTTACCAGATAATTCATCAACACGAGCAAAATACTTAGTAATATAATCAGTTGACATCGGAGCCGTCCAACTAATAAGCGTATCAGCAAACTCACCATGGATTTGGTCAACACTCGTTTTATACTCAACATACCGAGGAGCATAACCAAGAGACAATTTTTGAAGAGCAGTCCAATACTGTGGATTAATAACAGCGGCAGTACTATCATTGACAGGCATCAAATCAAGCAATGAAACCGACTGCATACCAACCTTATCCATTTCAGGAATTGCGTAGTCTGTAGGCTTTGTTTTCTTGTACAATGGTTTTAAAACCGATGGGGCATAATCAAGCAACGGCACACAATGGTATATGCCAATGACATACCCATATTCCTTTACATCAAAATCAATATTACCGTTACCACTTCCAACGCCTTTACCTGCTATGTCGCTTTGTGCATCACCTGTAAGGTTAGTGTTCACAACTTCAGATATATCAAGATTAGCGAAAGTTCCACCAAGATAATTACACTTATCAGCAAGAACATTACTTACTTCAACGTTCCAGTGTTTAGAAAGCTGCGTTTTCACATCATAATCACCACTTTGCGTTATCTCTTTCCAACGTTGCATAGCTTCAGCCTTACGCAAGGCGATAACGGACAAATTACCTTTATTGGCTTCAGACAAAGTAATCTAAGCATAATCCAAAACTTTACCCTTAAAAAGGCCATTAGTATACACCAAGTCAGAATCAGTTTGAACACCTAATGCAGTATTGGTATTAGCAGTCTCATTCATCAAATTCGCAAGAGTGTCGGAAAAGCCAATTTGACCAAAAACCGAGCCATCAAAAATACTCGCAGCGGATTCACTGCCATATTGCGCTTCAGGCATAAGACCCATAAAATAGTCTTTATTCCAGTCACAATAGCGCATATCAAACATATTGAAAGAGGAGGCATTTGCCGAAGCATAAATCTTTGACAAATCAATGTGCGTATTAGTGTTCTGATAACCAGCGATATAATCAACGTTAAACGTGGATGGGTCTATCTTTTCCCATTGGTTATTACGATAGTAGTCGGAATATATCTTCTGATAAGCTAAGAGCGGAAATATATTCAAAGAATAATTGGGGTTTGCGTCAGAACCTAAATCAAAATAACTGGTAATAAGGTCAAAAGTCCAATCACTTTTAGTAAATTGCTTAAAAAACGAACCATAACCAAGATATTCCAATAACTTAGATGAGAGCCTGCCACGGTTATATCCAAAAAAATTTTTATACTGACTTGCTGATAAACTACCAGCGTGGCCGCTAAAACGAGCAAGAACACCCGCAACATCCTCGGCGGTCACATAAGGCTGTTGAGATACAAGAGTATCACCCGATGTAATAACAGAGTTAGCACGTGTTTGATTAGGAACTTGCAAAGCAAAGCTATTGAAGTCTCTCCACAGCAAACGTGTAGGAACGAAATAGAAATCGACATACTCACGGAGGCGAGTATAAGCGGCGGTATTCACGGGCTGGGTTCTCGTGAACCATTGAGCGTTAATTTTGAACTTGTCGCCTGGCAAACACTCTTCAACGAACACAGGCAAAAGCTCACCGCACTTAGCGGTGTAGCAATTCTTGCGTGAAAGGTCAAAACCATTACGGCTAACCTTGTTACGCAAGGACTTTAAAGACATTACATTTGACATAGTTTACACTTTAATCAATAATAAATATACTATTTAAATCATTCAACACTTTGTGTTTCGTAGCCTTGTCGATGTCATTGCAAGTTTCAGCGTAAAACTTGGTGTAAGTTTCAAAACGCTTGTATTCTTCCAATCCATCCTTGGGCTTGAATGTGGCATAAAGATACTTAACCTCTTCGGGGTGCGCCTTACTAAACTCCTCGGCAGTAGCCAAAAAGTCAGTAAGACGCAAATAATCCACAGCGGAATAGAACTCAACAATCTTTTTAACCTTATATGGAAACTCATTTTCCTTACCATCACAACAGAAATTTACGAAGTGACGAGAAACGTACAACTCGGCGGTGATACTCGAGAAGCAGCGTTGCCACTGCTCGGCAGCTCCATAAAGCACAGAGTCTTCATCAATCAAATTCAAAGCTGGAGCAAAATAGTCCAACGCTTTCTGAATTACACCTATATCGGCGCAGTCAAAGACGCAATTCTCCAAACCGTCTCTATGTATCCTTATCAGCTCTTTTGCGACCGCTGACGGCGTTTGCGCTCTTCCTTGTAACGCTCTTTCAAGCGTTGGTAAGAGAGTGTAAGCATACAATAGCTGGCTGTAAGACTTGCAAGAGAAGCCTTTACACTTTGGGTAGAATACAAGCGTAAATGACCGCCAGGGAGAGAACGTGACATACTTACCATTGAGGACACAGCTTTGAGATATAAATCGTTCAGGCTCAAGGCTGTACATTCTTTCTTTCTGACTTTTATAAAACTCTGTACCAAAAAAGACCGAATGTGAGCAGAACGGCTTAGCGGCACGTACCGCAAATAGCTCGGGAAGAGATACAAAGCTGTTAACATATTGCGCAACATACGATGAACACTTGCCTCTGGAGAGACTGGCGTCGACACGACCATACGGCCAACTCGCAGATATATTTTTCTGCAAACCCGTGAGCGTTTTTGGGTCATCGAAAAAGAGTAGGATATGGAAATGTGGGCGAAAGGTACGTGGGCCATACTCGGACACTGCGTAAAATCTAATACTTTCATTGCTTTCTTTATACATTCGTTTACGTAGCCGCTTCATAAACAGCACGAGGTCACGGCGGCAAGCGTAACCAAACGTGTTTTCATAATAGTTTCCTTTTGACAAAAGACGCTTACGGATTGGATAGCGTGCGTGTATCTTGTCAAGGAGCATTGAGAGAACGCCAGCGGACTTGTGCCAATTCATATCCATCAACTGCCAAGCTGTTTCACTGCGTGGGCAGATGTCACGAACTTTCCACGTTGGAGCGGGGCAGTCGCCAATGAATTCCAAACGCATTAACGGCAAATGCTTCATATCATAGGTGAGAGTTACGAAGTAAGCGTACCTATGATGGGCTTCTTCCTGCGAACAAAGCATACTCATCTTACGAGAGCGGTTCAACAGACAAGCCTTACAATGGCCGCAAGGCACTAATATAGGCTCGCCGTTATATCTGTTCACCGAATAAATCGGGTTCAGACACTTCACAAAAGGGAATTCTGTCTTTTCCATATACTTGTTGGTATTTCTGTCTATCTACTAATTGTACTACAAAACAACGGTTCTTAAACTTGTGCAGATAATTGAGGAAGTCACGGCTATTGTCAAATAATGCGTCACAATCATCAAAAACCACACGATAATAGCTATTTTCCATAGTCAATCACGTCGGAATGATTGACACGGAACGTATCAACGTAATGGAACACGCCTACGCCGTTACCTTCAAATTGTCGTTTGACGGTGCAAGACACCACGGAGACACGCCAAAATAAGCGGCCAACAGACCAAGTGCATAAAGAAGCACCTTAATTGCAATCTTAATAAGTTCTTTTTTCATAATTAATTAACTATATAATATAATTGTTAGTAATTTTGTAAGTGCAATATTAAACAATATAATTGAATTAACCAACTAACGGGCATTATGATAAATAGGATATGCGGATTTACGTGGTGCTTCGATTAATAACAGAAAACAAGAAAGAATGAGCGGATATATTGAACTTAAAAACGTGAGAGTAAACAACTTGAAGAGTATCTCACTGAAAATACCTCATAACAAGTTTGTTGTCATAACAGGAGTGTCTGGCTCTGGCAAGTCATCGCTGGCGTTCGACACGTTGTACGTCGAAGGCCAACGCAGATATGTGGAAAGTTTGTCTTCATACGCACGCCAATTCCTCGGCAGAATGAACAAGCCCGACTTCGACTCAATCAAAGGATTGCCTCCAGCCATCGCCGTTGAGCAGAAAGTGAACACAAGAAATCCTCGTTCCACCGTCGGAACAAGCACCGAGATTTATGATTACCTTAGGATGCTGTACGCACGCATTGGCCGCACATATTCGCCAATAAGCGGCTCTGTGGTGAAGCGAAACACTCTCGAAGACGCGATAAAGCAGATACTTGAGTTTCCGAAAGGCACGAAATTCGTCATTCTGTCGAAGCTCCACATCAATGATGGATATACGATAGAACGCCAACTACAGATTTATTTGCAAGAAGGGTTTGCCCGTATTTATCATAATGGAGACTTCTTGGATATAGAAGATGTTCTGGAAAACGGCGTAAAAGTCTGTGTTGAAGACACTTATATATTGATTGACCGCTTGTCGGTTGATGACGCTCAAGATGTCGTTTCACGTATGAACGACTCTTTGGATACGGCCTTTTTTGAGGGCGACGGTTCTTGCAGAGTCGTGTTCTTCCCGTCAAAGATAACTTACGACTTCTCTGATAGGTTTGAAGCAGACGGCATGGCATTTAACGAACCTACTGACAATATGTTCTCTTTCAACTCTCCTTTCGGCGCTTGCCCCGTGTGTGAGGGCTTTGGAAATGTCATAGGCATAGACGAAAAACTCGTCATCCCGAATCCATCGCTAAGCGTTTATGACGGATGTGTGCAGTGTTGGCATGGCGAAAAAATGGCTATGTGGAAAGACGAGTTCTGCGTGAAAGCCGCAAAAGACGACTTTCCTTTGTTTGAGCCATACTACAATCTCTCTGAGAAGTATAAAGATTGGCTTTGGCATGGCCTGCCCTCCCAAAGCGACAAGCCGCTTGGTGACAAAGTTTGCATTGACTCTTTCTTCCAAATGGTGAAGGAAAACCAATACAAAATACAGTATCGTGTTATGATGAGCCGCTATCGTGGGCGCACCGTCTGCCCCGAATGTAAAGGCGCACGACTGAAAAAGGAAGCTAATTATGTGAAGATTAACGGCAAAAGCATCAGCAATCTTGTTGATATGTCAATCATAAACTTAAAGCGATGGTTTGACAACATGAAACTTGACGAGCATGATGCGGAAATAAGCCAACGCCTTATGACAGAGATACACAACCGACTTCAGTTCCTCGTTGATGTCGGCCTTGGCTATCTAACGTTGAACCGCCCATCAAACAGTCTTAGCGGTGGTGAGAGCCAACGCATAAACCTGACCACCGCTTTGGGCAGCAGCCTTGTTGGTTCGTTGTACATTCTTGATGAGCCAAGCATCGGGTTGCACAGCAAAGACACGTTCAAGCTCATCCATGTGTTGAAAGAGTTGCAAGCACTTGGCAACACAGTCATCGTTGTTGAGCATGACGAGGACATAATAAGAGCCGCCGATTATCTTATTGACTTAGGGCCAGAAGCAGGCAACAATGGCGGTGAAATCGTGTTCGCTGGCGTGCCTGACATAGAAAGCGCAGACATTGAGAAATACAGCCAAAGCCATACGCTGAAGTATTTACTTAACGAAGAAGCCATAGCTTTGCCGCCAAGTCGCCGCCCATGGAACAAGAGCATAATAATAAAAGGTGCAAGAATGAACAATTTGCGGGGCATAGATGTCGTGTTTCCGCTCAATGTTCTCAATGTGGTTACAGGTGTCAGCGGTTCGGGCAAATCGTCTTTGGTGCGTGGAATACTTTATCCTGTTATGAAAAGACGACTTGATGAAGTTGCCGAACTGCCTGGCGAATACGCCTCACTTGAGGGCGATTGGCAAGACATCAAGCACGTTGAAATGGTTAATCAGAACCCCATAGGCAAGAGTTCTCGCTCTAATCCAGTCACTTACGTTAAGGCTTTTGACGACATTCGTCAGCTCCTTGCGGAACAGGCGTTGGCAAAACAGATGGGATTCACCGCCCAATATTTCTCATTTAACGCGGAAGGAGGACGATGTGAAACTTGCAAGGGTGCAGGAACTATAACGGTCGAGATGCAATTTATGGCCGACTTGGAACTCGTTTGCGACAGTTGTCACGGCAAAAAGTTCAAGTCTGACATCTTGGAAGTACGCTTTGACGGCAAGAACATCTACGACATACTTGAAATGACGGTGAAAGAAGCCATTGGTTTCTTTGATAAAAACAAGCAGAAGAACATTGTTCGCAAACTCAAACCGCTTGATGATGTTGGACTTGGATATGTGAAACTCGGACAAAATTCGTCCACCCTCTCTGGAGGAGAAAGCCAACGTGTTAAGTTGGCCTACTTCCTTAGCCAAGAGAAGTGCGACCCTACCCTATTCATCTTTGACGAACCAACCACGGGTTTGCACTTCCACGACATACAAAAGTTGCTCAAATCATTCGACGCACTCATACAGCATGGGCATTCAGTCATCGTGATTGAGCATAACCTTGATGTCATCAAGTGCGCAGATTATCTGATAGACTTAGGGCCAGAAGGCGGCGACAAGGGTGGAAACCTTGTCTTTGCTGGCACGCCTGAAGAGATGATAACGTGCAAAGAGAGCATAACAGGCGAATATTTGAAGGGAAAACTGCGTAAAATCGAAAAATAAGTTAAAAGAACGCACATTGCCTAATGTGTTTTCTTTTAGCTCAACTTAAATTGCTACCTTTGCAAATGCTTTTGAGAAAGACAATGCCGATATGGCTCAGTTGGTAGAGCAATTCATTCGTAATGAATAGGTCCCGGGTTCGAGTCCCGGTATCGGCTCTTTCTTAAAGGAACAATCTCCTGCGATTTTATCACGATAATGCGGTAATAGCTCAGTTGGTAGAGCATTGGCTTCCCAAGCCGAGGGTCGCGAGTTCGAGTCTCGTTTACCGCTCATCATTGAAAATCAATGAGTTACATACTTTTACGATACTTCAAAAGATACTTAACCCCCGACCCCTTTTCTACTTTATCTCCGTTTTCTGCCGTTTTTGAGGGTTTAAATCCGCTAAATTCGACACGAAAATGACACGGATATTTTTCTATTCTTTTCAAACACGAAATTGCCACGAAATTGGCACAGAACAAAATTAACTATGGCAAAAGTCTCATTATCAGTACGTAACGAGGAAACGCAACATGGCTTTCCCGTACAAGTTAATATTTCTTTCGCAGGACGGCGTTTAAGGTTCGGGACGGATGTTTATGTGTCCGAGCCGTCAAATCTCAACAGAGGGCAAATACCCCCCCAAGAAACTAACGCAAAGGCACGCAACATGAAATTGAACAAGATTACATCGGCTTTGGAGATGTTTCTTATTGATAAGCATACCATAACCGAGGTGAAGTCCTTTGTGAAAAATCTCCTAAAGGACGCACCGACCGAGCAACGCTTTCTTATTGATGTTCTTGATGAGTTCGTCTCTCAGAAAAGAAACCAAAGCACGATAACCATGTACGGCATAACAAAGAAGAAGATATTGGCATACGACCCGAAGGCCACTCTTGATGCCGTTGATAGGAAATGGCTTGCAGGGATTGAAAGTATGATGGCTGATAGCGGCATGAGTATTAACGGATATGCCATTCATCTGCGTAACATCCGTGCTATTTTCAACTACGCCTTGGATGAGGAATATACACAAAACTATCCTTTTCGCAAGTTCAAAATCAAGCAAGAGCGAACGGAGAGCCGTGCTTTGACCGTTGAGCAGCTAAGGAAAATACGAGATTATGGCTGCGAGGAGTTCCAAAAGATACACCGTGATATGTTTATGCTTATGTTCTATCTTATAGGGATAAACGCTGCCGACCTTTTCACCTTGCCTAATGATGCCATTAATGAGCAAGGACGCATCGTCTATCATAGGGCAAAGACTGGAAAATTATACAGCATCAAGGTTGAACCCGAAGCTCTTGCCATTATAAATAGGTATAAGGGCAAGAAATATCTAATATCTCCGCTTGATAGATATAAATCATACAAGGACTATATTCACCACATGAATGACGCACTAAAGACCATTGGCAAAACGTGGCGTTTGGGCGTTGGCTGGAGCGGTGATGCGATTTGCCCAAGTCTTACAGGATATTGGAGCAGGCATACATGGGCGACGATAGCTTTCAGTATAGGAATACCCAAAGACATCATTTCTTTATCGTTAGGACATAGTTTCGGCTTGTCTGTTACTGATATTTATATTAGCTACTCAAACTCCCAAATAGATGAAGCGAACAGGAAAGTCTTGGATTTTGTAGCCAAAGAGGACGAATTTTAAGATTTGTTTCGTGCTAGTTGTATATTTGTCGTAGTAACTCCGTACCTTTGCGTGGTATTCGGGTGGAATAAAGCCCCGACACTTGTCTGATTGTTGCTACACAAATCTTGATACGATTACCCATACCCACAAAGTATCGGGGCTATGCCTCATCTGTGGATATGGGTATATTCTTTCTAAGAAATGTGTAGCATCTGCAAAGGTATAAAATAATATTAATATGGCAAGTGAAAACAGGAGAATTAGTACAATCGTCAGGCATAATCTTGTTCATGATGAGTACAAAGCAGTCACTAATAGTTTAGGTGAGTATGCTTTTCTCGTTCCAAAGTCTTATATCTATAAATTGATTTGTGAACGGACAGGTCTTTGTGTAAAGACGGTCGCCTATATACTCAATCATACTTCTAAGGAAAATAATTTACATTTCGGGGGTAAAATTTGACATCCGATTTTTCGGAAATTCTTTCCTTTCTTTCGGAACGTAACTTTTTGCTCCCGCCCTAAATGTCTCTACCTTTGCCATAATTCCATAAGGAAGAAACTTAAACTTTTTACCATTATGTCAGAAAATGTTGACAAAATCACGGAGAAGGTGTACTGCACAGGACACCCCACGGACAACTCGGCGATGTGGGCCGCGATGATGAACCAAAAGGACAGCCCCGCTGAAATGGCGGCCATGATGAACGGAGGC